TTTCAATGATTAGCTTTAACAACGAAGTGTTAAACGAGTTGGGAGTTACTGAGGAGCATAGAATTGCAAAACCGGGAAAGGATGTACAGTATTTAAAGGACAATTGGAGGGCCATGTTTGTTGATTTGAACCGGGCATTAATTGGGCATGTGAAAAAACAGGCGAAGGCGGGAAGGGTTGCAAACCAAGTTGCGCGAAACCTACACATACACAGTAAAGGGTGGAACAAAGGGAAACAACAATATAAATAAACAAGCTAAAAACCAGTGAGTTATAAAATAGTTTTGAATGTTGTAAACAAGTTTCAAAAACAATATTACATTTGTCCACGAGTCAGCAACATAGCAACTCTTAAAACCTACTAACATGAATACTTTAACGAGAACAGAAAACAAAAACGGATCCTTTACCTATGTGGTGACAAATGAAGCAGGAGAGGTTATTACGAGCAGAAAAAGCAACAACGGCAATTATATTGCGTGTTCACCTGAAGGAAATTTTTATTTTTCGCGGTTGGACTTAATAGGCAAAGGGGACAGCGGCCGTTTTTTCGCAAACAGGCCGGAAGCCAGGGCAAACGTTGCGCACTTAAAAAGTATTACAACAACCGTGACGTTTGAAATGGTAAACGAAGAGGCCCGGGAGTTGTCGGTAAAACTTGCAAATACAATGTATGTAATTAAAAGGGGCAATTCGTTGTATACGACAATGGCAAAAGAGGAGGGGGAAGTATTGGCGACCTGGAAAGCGGGAAATAAAATTAACTAACAAAACTTAGTAGGTAGCTGAAACCGGAAGGCGGTAGGCTACTACTTTAAAAAAAAATAACGAGACACAAAATGAAAAAGCAAAAACTAAAATTCGAGGAAGTTATTGCCACCATGGACGGTATGGTTTTGGAGGTAATACAAACAAAAGGGGAGGACGGGTTAGCGAGAGGGTACAAAATTGCAGAGGCGTACAGGCAAATGGACGAAATGTTAACGCCGGAAGTCATGGCCCCGTTAATGTATCTTCAGGGCAAAAAACTGGGTTTCTGTACAGACATGGACACGAACCAGGACGGGACCGCCGGCACCGGTTACGCAATGGAAGTTGTAAAGCGTTGCGTAATGGACGCCGTTTTAATGGGACTTCAGGTTTACGGGAACCAGTTTAATATTTTGGGCGGCAAAATGTACCCAACCAAGGAGGGTGTAATTTATTTACTGGACAAACAAACATTTTTAACTTACTCAATAATCCCACAGCCTGCAAAAGTGGTAGGAGTAACGGCGTTTGTTGACATTTTAATTGAGTGGACAGCGTTTGAGACACACGCGCGCATAACATTGCCTGTTGCAATACATGTGGGCCGTGGTGCGTCGCATGACTCAATAAACGGCAAAGCAATACGCAAGGGGGCAGCATACATTTTAAGCAAGATAAACGGGATACAAATACCGGACGGAGAGGTTGCGGATACAACGCCAGTAAAAGAGACAGGCACGGCCCGCAAACGCGCGTTAAAATCAGATAAAAAAACAGGAGCGGTTAAAAAGGTGGAGGTAATGTTATGAGCAACCAAACGAGTAAATACAAGTCATACAACAACGACCAATACGAGGAGCATTTTAGCGGGTTTTTAATAGAGTCGTGGAGTTACAGCAAGGTAACAACATTTGCACGTAACGAGAAAGTATTTGAAATGCAATACGTGTATGGTGAAAAATCAAAAATGGGGCCGTCAGCAATTGCGGGCAACGCGTACCATGCTGCAATGGAGGCCAATTTTAAAGCATTGCAAACAGGGGAGGAGTTGAGCGTTGTTGATTTGGAGGCGGAAGCATTTGCAGAGATTGAGGAGACGGGAGCAAACGCAATGAGATTAGGCAAAACAACTCCAAGCGTGGAGGAGTTTAAGCAAACAGTAATAAAACACTCTGTACAACTGGTTGCAAACTTTCTGAAGGAGGCCGGTATTTACATGGACGACGTGGCAGAGATATTGGACATAGAGGTTTATTGCAACGAGTGGGTTGTTGTAAACGGCGTGGACATTCCGCTACCAATTCACGCAAAAATTGACTTAGTACTGAAGTTAAAAAACGGAAAGGTTGTAATTGTGGATCACAAAAGCGTTGGTATATTTTCGGACGAGGTGGATATTGCGTTAATAAGAGGACAGCAGGCAATTGCATACGTATGTGCGTATGAGTCAAAAACGGGATTGACGGTAAATGAGGTTTGGTTTATAGAAAACAAATACTCAAAAAACAGAGACGGCGGCCCGCAGCTCAACAAGTTTATTATTGAAGTAACAGAAGACAACCGGAAACTTTACGAGTCAATGTTATACGAACCATTGCGCAGAATGGTGCAGGCGGTGCAGGACGAGGATTATGTATTTTTAATAAACCCGCACGACAACATGCAGGATCCGGCGGAAATATTTGACTTTTGGTGCAAGACAATGATTGCAGAGGTTGGAGAGTTTGATATACAACCAAAGAAACGGGGACTCATTGAGAAGAGGCAGCGAAAAATACGCGACGCGTCAGTTGCAACAATAAACCCAAAAGTAATAAAACAATTTAAACAAAAAGCGTCCGACTTTATACGGTACGACATAAGCAGTAAAGACATGACGAACGAGGAAAAAATAACACACGTTTTAAAAACATTTGGCGCATTTGTACAGGTTGCGCATGTAATAGAAGGATATAGCAGTAACAGTTATTTGTTGGAGGTTTCAGGAGGTACAAAAGTATCCTCTATTAGTTCACATAAATTGGACATTGCAAGCGCATTAAACAAACCGACTGTCCGCATTGGTAATGCGCTGACAGTTTACCAGGGGCGCAGTTACTTGCCGGTGGAAGTAAGCAAAAAAAGGGAGAGGGTATTAGACTGGACGCCCGCAGACCTGAAGGACTCAAAATTACCAATAGGCCGGGACAACTTCGGACAGTTAGTTTATTGGGACTTAAACAACCCGTCAACAACAAACGCGTTGATTTGTGGCGCGGCCGGCTCCGGTAAATCGGTTTTGGTTAAGACAATTATTGAGTACGCATTACTGGCCGGTTATGATGTTTTAATTTTGGATCCAAAATATGAGTTTGTGGATTATAGCAGCAGAAGCCGCGTAAAAGTGGTAAACGAAATATCCAGTATTGAGTATGAGGCGGCGTATTTAGTTGAGGAAATGAATGAGAATATAAGAGACGGGCGCAAAATAAAAAAACTGGTTATTGCGGAAGAGTTTGCCGACGCAGTGGCGGCCGGTCGTAAAGGCAAAGCGTTAAACGGGGATAAGTCGTTAGAGGAAAACATACGCATGTTGACTCAAAAGGGAAGATCAACAGGGTACCGTGTGTGTGCAGCAACTCAACGTGCGTCAACAAAAGTAATTACCGGAGACGCAAAGGTTAATTTTCAAGTACTCGTTTGTTTTAAGGTACCCAAAGAGGTTGACAGTTACGTTGTACTGGACGAGGGAGGCGCAGAAGCATTGGGAGGCCAGGGAGACGGGTTGATTAAGTCCCCGGAGTTTGAGGAGGTAATACGTTTCCAGGGATATTATTTACCATAACACACATACACATACACACCATGGACATACAATTAAAAATGACAGTTTACAAACTGAAGCACCGTAAAAAGTATTTGACTCCGCAGGACGTGGAGACAATATTTAAAGGGACCAAACATTTACCGGCCGCGCGTAAAATTTGGAGAAACGACCGGACACTATGCAACCCACTGCGTAAAAAGTTTAAAAGATAATGTGTATACTAACGACAATGCCGGACCCGCAGGAGCGGCGGAAGGTTGGAGAGAAAAAAAGACCGGAGAGAAAAAATTTAAAAGTGTATGCAAGTCTATCCGGGTATAGTATTAACGCACAGGACGACATGTTACATATAACGTTTACAATTTACGGGCACCCTGCAACAACATTAAGTAAAATAATGGATCACGTTGACAACAGAAAGCCGGTTTTATTGAAGATTAAAACAAACATAAAGTAATGGAATTAAGAGGGAAAATTATTGAAGTAATGCCCGCCGCGCAAGGGGTAAGCAAAGGCGGCAAAGAGTGGCACAAACAGGAGTTTATAATTGAGACACTGGAACAATACCCAAAAAAAATATGCCTGCAAATATTTGGAGAGAGCAAGGTTGACCAATTCAGTTACTACCGGATAGGGCAGGAGGTAATTTGCCAGGTCCGCCCGGAGAGTCGCGAGTTCAACGGCAATTGGTACACAACAATATTTGTGTGGAGTTTTCACGGTACACAACAAAACCAAAAATAAAATGGATCACAAAAACACGACACTAAGATTGGGCAACGTCGTTACCGACGAGGCCGGAATATTTTACAAAGTATGCGCAATATTTGAGGACCGGATAGAGGGGGAGTATGTAGGTAGTGCAAACAAAACGCGCACACTGAAACAATGGGAGCCGGTTGTACTAACTGCGGCAAAACTTGTTGCAGCAGGGTTTAAAAGAGGAGGGGCAACGCTTTCCGACTGTTTTTACAGAATAGCAATAGGAGGCAGCACACTGGCAATAAACCCGGACAATGGGGTTTTGTGGATATTCAACCCAACGGGGGCACACTCGTTTAACAGCCCGGTTGCAATGGAGTATTTGCACCAGGTCCAAAATTATTATTTGGCTTTAACAGGAAAGGAATTACCAATATGAATAAGGACACAATAGTTGATAACCTTTACAAAGCAAACAGGACGTTGTTGTTAAAAAAAGAGGTACGCGTTATAGTGGACGGAGTGTTTGCGGAAATAGAGAAAGCCGCAGCCAGGGGAGAAAAAACAGTTGTACAAGGTTTTGGAGTATTTAAACCTGCGACCAGGAAAGCGAGGACCGGACAGGATTATTTTGGAGGGACCGGGGCCGTGAAGATCCCGGAGACAAGGGTTTTAAAACTGGAAAACGCGCCAGGACTGAGACAGATTTTAAACCCAAAGCGAAAAATAAAAGAGTAAATACCAGTAAGTTATAAAATAGTTTTGAATATTGTAAACAGGTTTCAAAAATAATATTACATTTGACAACAGATAGACAAAACGAAATTATGAACAACGAGACAACAACAACAGCACAAACAATTGCAGCAGAAATTTTACAACAGTTAGGCGGGCGTAAATTTGTGGCAATGACGGGGAGTAAAAACATGCTATTTGCAGAGATCACAGAGTCAAACCCAAACATTTGGTTGCGTATGGACTTATCAAAGAATAGCGGAAAGGTTAACCGGTTAAAAATAGTATTGAATGCTAATGACACATATACAATGAAATTTTACAATCAACGAATTGTTAATTATACGGACGTCAAAATAAGCAACGAGCAAACGTTTGAGGGTGTATATTGCGACCAGTTGCGCGAAATATTTACAAAAGTAACCGGGTTGTATACAACGTTGGGGACAATGGGAAGGTAAAAAAGCGGCTGCCCGTGCGTCTAAGTGAGAAGGGGCGCGCGGTCAGTTTCATAGGTTAGTAATAGGGGCGGATTTATGGCCCGCCCCTTTACGTAAAAAGCAAAAAAAAGCGTATGAAAACAGATATAAAAGGCGAAAATTACCCCGGGATAGAGTGGGACCACTGGCGTAAAGTTATGGCAGAACGCAACAAGGCAACGCAGGGCCAGTTAAACGAAATGCGGGAGAAACAAATTACAATAGGTGTGGCATCCACACAAAAACCAGTAAAGGCATGACAGCAAAAAAGAGATTACCAACAAGCAAAAGGAAACCGGGAAGCGGAGGGAAGAGAGACCGGGCAGGAGCGCACAAAAAAGAGGAGACAAAGGTTGTAGGGATACGCGTATTAAAAGCCATTGCGCCGAAGGTTAAGCAAGCAATAAAAGAGTTTGCGGATAATGAGTTAGTCAGACACAAGTACCTAACTAAACACAAATAAAAAACGGTGTTATGCCAAACAGAAACATTGACTCAACATTTTTCAAGGCTCCGTTTGTCCGGTCGTTAACGGTCGTGTCAAAACTGTTTTACGTGTATGTTATTTGCGAGTGTACAAACGCAGGCATTTGGACACTGGATACAAAAATTGCGTCCGCGTACCTGGATCAAGTTTTTACGGAGGACGATTTTATTACAGACTTTGTTAAAACAGGCAAGGCGTTACCATTGCCAGGAGGCCGTTATTTTTTCAGAGACTTCATTATACATCAATACCCAAAAGGATTGACAGCAACGAACCCGGCGCACAAAAATATTATTATTGAGCTGCGGGGGTTGGGATTGATTGACGAAAGTTTAAAACTGACTAATGCACAGAGAGTAAGTTACACGGAGGACAAAAGGGAAGTTGTAATACAAGCACCTGAAGCACCAAAGAAAGCAGAAAAAAAGGTTGTTGTAAAGCCGGAGGAAGAGAAGCCAAAACCGGAAGAGCCAGGAAACCCAAACCGAAGCGCAAAAAAAGCGGAAGACAAAGAGGTTGCAATGTTGGACCGCATGCAGGAGTTTAAACAAACACTGACTCCATACATTGAAAAATACGGACAGGAAATGTTAGACGAGTTTTACGCGTATTGGTCCGCACCGAATAAGTCCAGGACAAAGTTTATGCGGGAGCAACATACATTTTGGAGTTTGCCGGGACGACTGGCAACATGGGCCAAAAAGAGCAAGGGGTATGAGAAACACAGCAGCGCAGGGAAGTACACACAATTTCAAAAATTAGTATAGTCATGGACGAAAAGGACAGACAAAATAAACTTTTATCCGGCAAAAAAATTGCAACGTATTACGTGGTAGAGTTGCGGGCGAAGGTTAAAATTTTAATACATAAAACATACGGAGACGCCGGGTTTTATTCTGCATTGGTAGACGAGCCAAACAAATTGGACGACCTGACCGACGGAATGACAAGGGATTTAAACCGGTACCACAAAGATTTATGTTTTGAGGAAGTGGAGGAAGCGTTTGCCCTGGGCGTCCGTAAAACTTACGGTCCTTACATGGGTATAAGTATTGTTGCAATGAATGACTGGTTAAACAATTACAGAGTCAGCAACGCGCGGCAGGAGGCATTAAAACGCGTACCCAAAAAAGTTGTGCAGGCTTATGTATTGCCAACAATTTCAGAAGAGCAAGCGCAGAAAATTGAAGAGGGGACACCGGCCGCAATTTTAAAAGAGTACGACGGAGGCAAGGGAGTTATAAATAACTGGGGCAACGGATCGTATGATATAATGGTAAAAAAAGGATTGATACCGGCGGACCATTACCAACGGTACTTACACAATGCGCGGCAGATGCGTTTTGTTGAGATCCAGGACGAGCGCAAAATATGCAGAGACATTACGCGGATGCGGGAGTTAAATATTGAGTTTGAAAACCTGAAGGACACAAGCGTTGAGACTTCATTTATAAAACGGATTGCCTGCACTTATTCACTGGTTGAGTGGGCGCAGTTAAACATAAAACCAACAGCCGCGTGGCAAAAATTGCATTAACAAAATGAGAAGAGAACCAGGACAACAGGAGTGCGCAAATGAAGACTGCGGACGTACATTTACTCAATACAATTCACTGCAAACGACATGCTCCAAACGCTGCCAGGATATTGTAAAAGAAAAAAAGAAGGTCGGCAAAATGCGCGTTGATTTATCGGACACGGTGGACGTGTTAAAAGCAAATTTCGACATACGCAACGTATCACTGCCGGACCTGAAGGCAAAGGCGAAAAGAGAGGCACAGGAATATGCAAGGCGGAGGGATGCGGAGCATGGTTGTATAAGTTGCCCAACAACATACCAGGAGCCTGGATACTGGCACGGAGGGCATTATTTGAAAGCGGAAACGCATAGCGGCGTAATGTTGGACGATATGAACATACATAAGCAGTGCAAGCGGTGCAACATAGACCTGGACGGAAACAAGGAAGGATTTAGAAAGGGACTAATTGAGAGACACGGCAGCGAGTACGTAACAATATTGGAAGAGAGGGGAGAGGCAACGCGCCGGTATAAGTGGGACCGGGAGGAGTTAATAGAGGCGGCAGCGAAGTACCGAAGATTAAATAATTTTATGAGAAACAACTAACCAAAACAAACAACATAAATTTTAAACCATGGAAGACAAAACAGTTAAAAAAACAATCATTCGCAAAGTAATTACAGTTGTAGTTATGCGCGCACTCACAACGGCCGCGTATGGGTTTGTTGTATGGGTATTGCTCACAGATTACGCAAGGACTCCGCACATTAAATACATACTGGCAACTGTGTGTATGCTGCCCATGGTCATTGCTGTATTTTTCAACGCAGTTGGCACCATTGTAAAATTGCGGGAGTCAATGCCGTACATTAACAATATCACAAAACACGCAGCAGACGAAGCCAACCGCGCGCACCTTACGAAAATAAAAAAGTAAGGGGGTAGTTGTGAAACGTAACGACTCACACGCATTGCAAATGCTTTCTATTTGGTCGTTAAAATTCCCCTTTCAACTCATTACAAAAGTGGGGGACATGTTCGACAATCCGAACCAGGTTACAACAGAGTGGTACAAAGAAAGTGGAGGCAGGTACTTTGTTTTAATCCGCATGAACTGCGCCGGCTCATATTCAAACGAGGAGGTAATAAAATACCTCCTCCGTAATATTGATTTTAAGACCAAGGCATACGAGCAATGGAACGCAGGAAACATTTACACGTTTAAACTATACCCTGACGAGTACGGTTATTTGAAGTTGTCAAAGTACTGTATACAGCACGGGCAGGACAGGGAGTTTGTTTACAACAAAAAGCATTTATACGACTGGTTAAATATCAGTAACGGAGTTAAATATATTAGGAGAAAATTACAATGAAGGGATCAACGGGTAAAATATGTGAGGAGCCGTTTTGCAGAAACAAAAAGAAACGGAAAGGAAAGTATTTGCATAAGAAGTGCGCCAAACACATTATGCAGGAGTACCGAAAAAAGCACCCGGCCCGTAATTATTATCAGCACCTAAAATGGTCCGCAAAAAAGCGGGGCATAATATTTACTCTAACCTTTGAACACCTGGACGAAGTGTTAAAAGCAACGCCGAACTTTTTTAAAAAGACCGGACTATTGGGGAAGAGTTTAACAGTTGACCGTAAGGAAACCCATTTAGGGTATGCAGACGGAAACATACAGGTTATAACCAGGACCAAAAACAGTGAAAAGTATTGGGCAGAGGACCGGCATTATAAGTTTACTGGACCATTGACCACAGAACAAAACACGGACGACCTACCGTTTTAAAAGGACAAACATTTAACAACAACTTAATAAAAACAAAAATGGAAACAGTACTTTTATTTATTTCAATTATCATTGGATTGGGCGTTTTGGCTCCATTCGTGACGGGCATTATGAATGTATGGAGAGATCAAAAGACACACGAGAGAAACAAGGAAGAGGAGCGCAAAAAAGCGGCAGCAGAACAATTTAAAACAAAGTTGCAAAACACGGAAGCGTTAAAGGGACTAACAACAGCATTGTTGGCGGCTCACGCGGATTGCAAAAACAACCCGGGAAAAATGCACCGGTTAGTTGTTGAGTTACACCACACAGCAACAGAGCCGTTGACAATAAAAATGTTAAATGAGTTGGCGTACAGGATCACGAGATTACCAAAAAACTGCCGTGTGTTCTTTAATGGCAACCGCGAGGCGGTAGCGCAATTGGAGGAGGCAATAAAAGCAGAACACGCGCGCGGGTTTGACGTGCCAAAAATGAGAAACCCGCCACAACAACCACACAGATACGTTGACGGTTTTAATCCATACGCAGCAGCATTTAAAGCGGAGGCAGATGTACGCCAATGGGAAAACATTGTAAAAGAAATGGCAGAGGTGTTTAAGGACTCAGTGGAAAGCATTAATAAATACCATGACGAGGAGTTAGCGAAAGTAAAAGCAATGCGAAACACAGAACAGGAACCGGCAGCAGCTCCGGCGGCAGAGATTGACGACAGCGCACGGGTACACCGTAAAGGGCCGGAGACGAGTACAGGGTTAAATATTGGCGCAGCAATGGACCAGGCGAAAGCGGGAAAGGCAGTAAGGCGGGCGGCGTGGAATAAACAATTTGTTGTATACATGGAACCCGGGTTACGAGACGTTGAGGCACAACCAACAGCAGAGGAAATTAACGGCATACCGGTTGTATGCTTTCGGTCAGGCGTTGCAGGATGTGAAACAAAATTACCAGTACTATGCGCAAAAAGTGGCGGGGAGGTTGTGGTAAACTGGGGCATATCACATGAGGACCAGTTAGCGGAAGACTGGGAGGTTGCACCGTTTTTAAGTTAATAATTTATCACATAACACCGGGACGAAATGCGCCCGGTGTTTAATCATTAAAACAAATGGACATATCAAATTTAACAAAAGAAGAGTTGACGGACTTATTGGCCGACGTTGCAAAACAAATGGTAAAAAAAGAGGTACCGGTATTGGCTTTGTCAATGAAACAAGCGGATATATTAACGGGCAATATTTACGGGACAAACGGGGAAATATGTGTAATGGTTTCAGGGTTACTAAATAAAAACAGGGGATTGATCCCGGTATTTATGAAGGCCATGGAGGATGTAATATACGGAAACGTTACAACGGAAAACGTGGAAGAGGAACGGCCGGAAATAAACACAGATCCGGGTACAATAATTTAATATGCCTGAAGGAATAGAGACACACAAGTTAACCGCACCGGGATTGGACGGGGAAATTGTATACTCATTTGAGAGCGGGGAGTTGATAGGGATACACGTTGAGGGTAATTTTACACCAGTGGCCCGCCGTTGGATATTTAACCATGCACCTGTTAACCTGGAAGACGTTGGGCGTTTACCAATAAGGGGCAAAATAATTGAAACGATATGAACAAAACAAAAGAGGGCCGGAGTACGCCACAGGAAACGGTAACAGTACACGAGTTAAAAACAGATCCGCAGCACTTCAGGGATGTTGTGTTAGGCAAAAAGAGTTGCGAGATACGCAACAACGACCGCCAGTTTAAGGTTGGGCAAATTTTGCATTTAAGAGAGTTTAGCAGAAGGATTGGGGCAGGGGTTTACACGGGTGCGGATGTATTTGTAAGGGTTGACCATGTGTTAGACTTTCCGGAGGGGTTGAGACCTGGTTACGTTTGTTTGTCAATCACTAAAATGTAAAACACCATGGACCAAATAACATACGCAAAAAGTAAAGGCGCGCCCGCATTTGACTGGAATAGTTTTTTGAATAAGGAAATAGTACAGCATACATTAACAGAGATGCAGGAGGCGGGAGTAATGGCAGGGAGTTGGGTTACATGTGCATGCGGGAACCAATGCGAAATAATACCAAGATACAACGACGGAACGCCAAAAGACAACATTTTATTTGGACGTGGGCACGACTTTTACGTTTACGTTGTAGGAATGGGACACGCGCACGCAGAGCATAATACGGAGGCGTTTAACAAGTTTAGGCGCAAAGCACATTTAGCATTGCAGGAAATAGAAGGACGCAGCGCGGAGTTGATAAAAGAAATTAACGACGTGAAAAAATAAGTACCTTTTTGTTACATTTGAAACATGGCAACCAAGAAAACCCAACTCAAAAAGAAACCGGCCGCAAAAAAGGCAGCAGTAAAACCGCAGCTCACTAAAAAGAAAGCAGCACCAAAGAAGCCCGTACCGGTAAAGAAAAAACCGGCGCGGGCCGTGGTGCGTAAGGAAACGAAGAGACCGGCGGTTATGTTGGGCATACGTCAACTAAAAGCCATACAAAAAAACAAAGGGAGTTTTGTTTACCCGGTCAGCAAAAACACGCGCGTTGATTTGGACACCAGTTACCCAATTAAAAACCGCAGACACGATTTAGTTTACCAACAGGGCAAGTATTACGGAGAGGTTGGGGACTGTTGCGACTATTTAACGGACGCGGATTTACTCAGGTTGCAAGCGGAGGGCGTAATTGAGATCCAGTATAAAAACAACTCGTCAACCGGAAAGTCGAACCACCCGCCAATTGAATTAAAAAAGCCGGAGGCAAAAACAGAACCGGAAAAAAGCAACGCAGGGGCACCACGTAATTTGAGCGGACCGGAAGAGTTAGGCGTACTTTGGGAGAGATACAAAACCTATGTGCAGACAGAGCAAAACCAGGAATGGAAACGCGTACAGTACGTGGGCAAGGACGGAGACAGGAAGACCGACGCGCAGATATTGCCATACACCATGCAAGGTTTCAAGCGTTTTGTATATCCTACACATGGAATAATCCACCAGTATTTTGACAACAACAGTGCGCTGTACCCTGAATTTTTGACTATCTGTACGCGCATAGAGGACGAAATACAGGAGCGTTTTATTATTGGCGGATCACTAAGTTTTTTTAATCCTGCATTCACGGCAAGGGTTGCAGGTATTGCGGATAAGGTGGAGCGGACACACATTGAGCAACCGTTTTTTGATTAGTGTTATGGGTTGGGAAGATTATTTAAACCATGAGCGCGACCGCCTGAAGAGGTTGGAGAAACTGCGCGGATACTCCGGGGATGTGTACACGCTACACGCGCCGGGGTTTTACTGCCACCAACAGGTAACAATTGAAATGTGGAGCAACAATACAGGGCACTTTTTGTCCCCGGATTATTACAAAGTCATAATAGTATTGCCTCTTAATTGAGACACTAAAGGGGCTTTTAAGGGGCTATAAACATTGAGGGGTTAACAAATTAAGATATGCAAAACACAATAGAGAAGACGTTACCAAGCGGAAAACGTGTTAGGGTAACAGTGACGGCCGGGTTTAACATTGACGACGAGTTTACAAAGCACAGACGCAAACCAACGAATTATACACCGCCTAAAAAGAAACGCCGGAAATGAACGAGGTAAAAATATTTATAAGCGGGTTGGATATATCAATTGCGCAGTCGCATGAGATAATGGCCGCAGTCAAACAATTGGTTGAGGAGTTGCAACCATTACCGGCCAGGGTTGAGGTTATGCAGGAGGCCAGTTTAACCATGCGTCCAAACAAACAACTCATTGACCGGATACCGCCGGACCAATTCAAGGGAGAGATTGTTTTATTTTTACCGGCTCCAAAGCGTGACGACTTTATAAAGGCAATGCAGGCGTTTGGAATGTATCAAACATTGTTTACGGAGGAAATGGAAGACATGGCAAAGAAGATCCAGGAGGCAACATTACCAATGCCGGATTTAAAGGAGTTGATTTTAAAAGCATGTGAGCGGCCGTATGACGCATACGAAGAGGAGCAAAAGGAATTGAGGACGACAATAGGATACGGAAGCGTAAAAGGCCGCAACAACAAGTATACAACCAAGGCAATTAAACCAACCCGGGTGCGGGTGCAACAACACAGATAAAAAATGAAATGGGAAGATAAACAATTAAAAGAGGGGCAACGCAGAACCCGGAAACGTTTTGCATGGACACCACACAGGATACACGACAGTTACGTTGTTGTTTGGTTGGAGTGTTACAAACAAGTGCAGGAGGTTGAGAGAATAACGAAAACACATTACAGCAGGGCGGGACAGTCGCGCAGGTATACAGTTTTAGAATATCGGACCATAAGAGAGGAGGCGAAAAAATGATTGACAGCACAGAAGAGTTTAAGGTTATAGCGGCCAGGTCGTCAAGTGGTCCGGGTTGGTATAAGGCTGTTGTATTATTGGGATGCCGTAAGACTTGCCAGGTTTTCGCAACAATGTTTTTTGACACTAAGCCAATAAGGAGGGACAGTATTACAAGGGTTGGCGTCGAATGGCTTACGGCAACAATGAATGCAGACGGAAGGAAAGCCGCAGCAAGATGTACGATTAAAAAATTTAAGGAGGATAAAAATGATACACCACAAACCGTATCCAACAATTAAACGGGAGGAAATATTACCGCCACCGGCCGCAAGGGTTACAAAGGGGTGCGAAGGATTGCCGGAACTAAGAGGGCCGGAATGTAAGTTAGCACACAGCCCGGGAGTAATTGGGTTGGATACTTATTTAAAAGCAAAGCACAACGAGCGCGGCAGCATGGTTGAGGATATTATTGGGGATCACATGCGCAAGGTTGTTAAAGCGCAGGACCAATTATTTTATGACGCACTAACGGCAAAGGGTTTTATTGACCATTCGGAGGCGTGGATACTTGCAAACATATCCGTAATAAGAGACACAGAGAGACCGGGATTTATGGAGGCATGGTATAAGTTTAACACGCCGGAAGCGGTGCGTATTATCACAATGACCGTAACGTTTGACACGCCCAAAGATTTGGGAGAGTTTAAATTTGGTTATGAAGTAACAGTAAATCACTATTAATAGGAGGTATAAAATGAAAAGTAAAATTGTAGTTGCAGCTCACTTTAACCCGGCCCAAAATAATTGGCACGGGTTTGCTGTTGAAATGGGAAAGCCAGGCACACACGGCCGGTATGATGTTATTTACAACGGAGGTTGTGCGCATGAGTATTGGGAAACGGAAGAGGCGGCGAAGGGTGCGGCCATGGTTGCAGTATCAAACAGGGAGGTTGAGGGGGAAGCCCCGGACCTTAGACCAAACAGAAAGGAGCAATTTTTTTTGTGGGTGTTTGTGTTTCTGTTTTGGGCAACAGTCATTGCAGTAGTATGCGGATGCAGTAAACCAAAAGACCAAGGACCGGACGAAGACAGCGCGCACATATTTACAAGTGTGGAGTTTTCAAGTGTACGCGGTTATAAGTTTGTTTACGGAATGCGTGGCGCAGTGGTATACATGCCTGACGGATCACAAGGACGCAACAGGGCAACGGTTTACTCAAACATAAGTTACGAGTTAAACAAGTATTATATTATTCCACTGGATCAATACGACTCAATAGTAAAGCCATGAGACCATTAAAAGCGTTTAAAATATTAGCAGTACAAGCAGTATTATTTTTACTGTTATGGTTAGTATGTTGGGCCATTGAGCCATTATTAGGAATGGAGGCGCATGTTGCTGCGGTGTTTATATTCTGTGCAGCATTATTTTTAGGACCACTTAATACAAGGCGGGAGAAACAACATGAGTAAACCAAAGGTTGCGTTTATAATTGGATCAAAAATTACAGGGTGTAACTTATTGTCAATAATGAGGGATTTTACACCATTGCAAAACCGGACCGTACATTTTCAAAGGGCACGGCTATTGGCCCGGGATACAATAGTTGTTGGTATGTATAATGATATATTTTGGGAAGTATGAGGACAGTTAGACAAATGACATATTACAGGGGCAGAGCAAGGCGTTGGAGCAAAAGGCCATACAAGGGGCTTTGTAGTGTCTATGCCTCAGAGATAAGAAGGACCGGAAATACGGACGACCCATTTTTAAGGACTCAACAGGAATACAACGGGACTCAATTTTAATGGCATTTATACAGACAACAGCAATACGGAAACTCCGGCGCATGACCAAACGGAAGCGCGTTGTACAGGGTGGAACCTGGGCAGGTAAAACATACGGCATATTGCCGGTCCTTGCTGACTATGCCACAAAGAATAAAAACAAACTGGTAACAGTCACAGCGCAAACCATACCGTCATTGCGTAAGGGAGCAATAAAGGACTTTAAAAATATGATGCGGGACAGTGGCCGGTGGAATGATGCACGGTGGAATGCAACCGAATTACATTATACTTTTCACTCAGGGACTCGTATTGAGTTTTCGGCGTTTGACTCAGTGGGTAAAGCACAACAGGCCGGAAAGCGTGACGTATTATTTATCAATGAGGCTCCGTATATTTCGTATGAGATAGCGGACGCGTTGATTATACGGACAGTTGATTTTATTTACATTGACTTTAACCCAACGTCAGAGTTTTGGGCACACACTGAAATATTAAGCAACCCGGAGGACTCAGAGTTTTTGTTACTGAAGTACACGGACAACGAATGCCTGCCGGACAATATTTTAAGTGAGCTGCACATTAAACTGAGTAAGGCGTTTTACGACCCGGACGGGGACCATGCGGACCCCTCAAACATAAAGTCAGAGTACTGGCGCAACTGGTGCAGGGTTTACATTGACGGAGAGATTGGAACGTTACAGGGTGCAGTGTACACGGATTGGGAAATTATTGACAACATACCAAAGGAGGCCAGGTTACTGGGTAACGGTATGGACTTTGGGTTTACGTCAGATCCCACGGCACAGGTTGCATTTTACAAGTACAACGATTGTGTTGTATTGGACGAGTTGTTATATCAAACCGGTTTAGTAAATGCACAGATTTACAACCAAACAAAAAGCAACCCGGGGCAAACATCCGCAGATAGTGCAGAGCCAAAAACAATACGGGAGTTGCAATTACTGGGCATGGATGTTATTGGAGTTGAGAAGGGGGCGGACTCGTTAAAATACGGGATACAATTATTGCAAGGGGTTAAAATATTGGTAACGGCCAGGTCTGTAAACATCATATCAGAGTTGCGTAAGTACTGTTGGGAGAAGGACAGGGACGGCAAATACACTAAGAAACCAATTGACGACTTTAACCATGCACTTGACGCGGCAAGGTATGCGGCAATGCGGTTTTTAGTTGAGAGAAGTACGGGAGTAGGAGGCGCATTTTAAAAGGTACGTTTTAATTCGTGCCCATTCATAACAAATAAATTTGCAAAACAATGTTAACAGTTAAGTACAAAACAATTACAGGCGCAGAGAAGCGCGTACACATTCCAAACAGTTGGAGGGATTTTACGTGGGATCAGTTTGTTATGTTACAAAGACCATACGCCAACAGGACTGAGCAATTGGCCGCATACACTGGCGTTGATATAAATATATTACTCAACAACATTGAGTTTTTACATTACGTAAACACGGTGTCCGGGTTTATTTTTAACCCAATGGACATTGATTACGCCGGATACATGCCAAAGGATGTGAGGAAAGCGATTGAGGACCGGGCGTTAGAGTTAAGCGAAGGCAGGACCAAAGAGTACGACATACAGCACGACCATTGGATAAGGTTTGAGCATACGAAAATAGCACTATGCAAGGCACCGCAAAGCCCCTTTGCAGGGACAACGGAAATGTTGGACGTGTATTTTGATATGAAGGTTGGGGCCAAAGCATGTACGGAAGTATTTGGGGTTGCTGCGTTAATGTTAACTCAGATCAATGCGTTTTGTGAAACGTTTAAGGCATTAGGAGAGACGGAGGTTGACATTGAGGAGCAAGCGGCAGGCGTTAACCGGTTCAATAAATACGGTATTTACAATGTGGTGCGCATGTTTACCGGCGGGGATCCGTCAGAGGAGGCAATTAAGAAGTACGAGAAAACACCATTGATAAATATTTATACTGAATTACTGGCCCGGAAGGATGAGCGCGGTTTTCAGAAGGATTTAACACAGGTAAAAAAATTAAACGCTGACTTAAAAAAGTAACCAATGATTGTACCGCACATAGGAACCAGGGAAGCGTTGGAACAATTTGGGGCGCGGTTGGTTGAGGAGTGCAAAAATGCAATTCTCACAAAAGACCTGACCGGGTACGGTCCAAGTGTAGCAACGCACAACCTCGTTAACTCAATACGGTACGAGGTTACGGATAACTCGTTAACGATTTACGCATTGGGCTATGAGGCATTTTTACAGAAGGGGAGAAAGCCGGGAGGCGCGCCGCCAATATCTGCAATACTCCAATGGATAGACGCAAAGGGGATTGTATCGTATGACGGAATAAGCCGGGAGAGCCTGGCGTTTTTGATTGCAAGGGCAATTGCAAGGAATGGGACAACCATTTACCAAAAATACGGGGGCAATGACTCCGGTTTATTTGCCGACGTAATAAACACCAATCTGTTGATTGAGATTGAGGAGGCGTTAAAGTTTGCATACCTAACCATGGTTAAGAGTATGTTTTTAAATGGAGTACCAAGTAAAATGAGAGCATAAATGATTGATATATTGCAATGGCCAAACCTATGGGTGTCGGCATACGAGCCTAATATATTTGCCTTTAGAATGGGAGACCACAAGGGCAGTTATGTAATTACATCCGTTGGGGGATTGGCAAGGATTACAGCAGGTGCCGGAGTGGTAAACTTCGGACTGGCTAATTACATTAGTTTTTTTAATGGTACGCAGGTGGTTGTTGGGCAGGTTACGCAGATTGTTGGATCAGAGGTGCGGACGGACATACCGTTAACGGCCGGGCTTTCGTCGCGTCCTGTTTACGTATTATTTGAGCAGCCAATGAAAATACGGATTGAGACAGCCAGGTTGAGTTTGGGAGAGTCGTTTACAACGTTTGGTATGTTTTACGCAATATACAGGGACGGCAAGTACACGTTTGACGTCCAAGGGTACATACAAAAAGCGTTTCAAAACATAGGGGTGCCGCCCAATATATCAGAAGGGGAGACAAACGACAAGGAGTTATACATACAATACCGTTTAACGCTGTTGTATGACGGCGCGGAGTTTGAATTAAAAGGGGTTTTAAATAGTGCGTATTCAACGTTGGTAAACCCGCCAGTAACAACAGCGTTGAGGGTTGGGCCAATGGAAACGTTTAATGGTAGTCAGTCAATGTTTTCGCAGATAGTAGGTAATAAAATTATAACAGTATTGGCATAATGGAAAAAATTTGTAAATCAAACGAAGCAAACCCGCCGGAAATATTTGTAATTGACGGGTTGGTTTATCCTGGTGGAGCAACAGGGTTTACCATTATTGCGGACTCAATAGGCGCAACGATTGACGGAGCCGGACAGATAACGGTTGCCAGTAATGATTTGCCAGTTGGTATTTATACCATAACCGTACAGTATATTGTTGGAGAGATCACGGAAACGTTTGCCGTAAGATTTGCAATGATTGACTGTGAGAAAAAACTTTTGGAGTCTTCGTTTACGTTTTGCGGATTGGGAGGCACAGAGCAAACACAACAGTTGCAATTTAACACAGGGGAAACGTATACAGATTGGGCGTTAATTGTGCCGGTCATAGGGGTAACAGTAAGTCCAACGGGGCTTTTAACTGTTACAACAGACGAAGCAGAGAGCGGAGCGGTTGAGTTGGAGTACAACGAAGGGGTTAAAATAACAATAAACATTACCATTGCCACATGCGGAAACCCAACGCACTTAAACTTTACAGAATGCCCAAAAGAGCCGTTGGGCATTGTTTGGGTAAACAAAGAAGGCGGCAGGCAGTCGTATGTATTCAACCAACCAAAAGAGTACACCACGGACCAGGAAGACGGGGAAACATGGGACAACTCAGCAAGGGAGCGCAGATACTTTACACGGGGCCGCATATCGGACGCAATAGACATAGTACAGGAAAACATACCGGTCGAACACTTAACGACACTAAGGAGCCTTAAAAACAGTATACAGGCGTGGGTATGTGGTGACATATCGGATACAACAAGTTACCAGGCTATTTTAATTGTGCCAGGATCATTTTATAACAGGAAGACCACGGACCGTTTTTACACGTTTGCGTTTAAATTCAATTATGCAATACCTGAGTTAATCCAAAATCAATAAAGGTATGAAGGAATTATACATAAACGGAACCAGGGCAGACATTGACAGCCGGACAGTAATAGCGTTGTCCGTTGCTGCCAATAAAATGCAGGATATAAAAACCCGGTCAGGTGCGCGTACAAATAAAATTGAGCTGCCGTTAACGCAAAAAAATCTTTTGATTGTTGGAAACATTAACCAGGTAACAAGCGCGTCCGAATTTAACGCCACAGCAGCAAAGGCGGAACTATTTGACAACGGCGCGCTATACAATACCGGGTTTGTGGAATTGATTGACATTACGGACGTAATAAACATAAATATTTTATCGGGAAACTCAGAGTGGTTTAGCCTGGTTGGTGACAAACTGTTAAGTGAGTTGGATTATACGGACATATCACATACGTTTTCAAATGTAGTTGTTAACGGCAATAGGCAAAACGACCACACGGCAGGGTTTGTTTATGCAAATTGTAATTATGGAGCCATTGCAAACCCGGGAGACCCGTACAGTATATTCGATTTTTACCCGTGTATTTATTTTCCGTACTATTTATCAAAAATTGTGTCGTCAATTGGGTGGACGGTAAAAGGAACGTTGTTGACGGATCCATTGTTTTTAAAAACAGTTTTGCCGTTTACAAACATGAGGATGTTTACGCCTGCAAGTTATGACAACCCGTTAACGGTTGTGGATGATTGCGCATTAGATTTGGCGGGAGTTGTTTTGATAGACGGGGCAGAGGCAACAAGCGCGTTAGGCATGGGCACTCCGGTTGCGGATAGTTTGCACATGGTAACGGTTGGCGGTTCAGGAGTTGGAAAGTTTACACCAGTACAGGGAGGCGGTTATTTTTTCAGGGCAGAGGTTACGTTAACACTAAGCGCACCGGCAAATAGGACGTTGGAAATGTTTGTTTTAAAAACGGGCACGTTGGCAATGATTTGGTCACAGGTTTTGACAATAGTACCAGGGACACAAACAATAAATTTTGATTTTTTCACGCCAGTAATTGAAGCGGGCCAGGGTTGCGTTATTCAATTTGTGGCAGGAGGTTTGTTTTTTACGGATCAAATAGACACCATGAGCGCAAACCTTGATATTTTAGCGTCGCGGGATTATGACGCATTTAGTCAAACGTTTCCTGGTGCAAATGTAATTATGAGTCAGGCGGTACCTGAAGGGGTAAAGCAAAAAGACTTTTTAACAGAAGTGTTTAACCGGTTTGGAATTATTGCAACGAGTGACATTTACACAAAAACAATAACACTTAACAAGTTTTCGGACTTGTACGTAAACACGCCGAAGGCAATAGACATGAGCAAGTTTATTGACACGTCGAAACCTGTTAAAATAAATTACTCATTTGGGGATTATGCAAAGAAAAATTGGTTTAGGAATGCAGAAGACGCAGAGGGCACGGCGTTTTATGGAGACGGGTATATTGAAATAAACAAAGGATCATTGCCGGAGGAGACAAATGTATACGAGAGTAAGTTTGCGCCGGTGTTTTTCTTAGGAAGTAACCCGGACCTGGCAATTATAAACATAAGGGCACCGCGCAAAAAATCCATTCCACGTATTGCGACCATAACAATTGACGCGTCAATAATATTGTCGTCGTCTCTTATGCCTCCATTGTCAACAAATGCACAGTACAGGTTTGAGGAGTTGAGGTTTGATACGTCAATAATACCGGGGCGTTATAGTGAGGCAGGGGACATTATAAAAGACCAAAGGATATTTACCATACCAATACGATTAAACGCGCTGCACATTGCGCAATTGTCGTCTGACTTTGAGTTTGGGTTATCATTTAACGCACCCATTTACATTGACGTAATGAGTGGAGACAATCATATTAAAGGGTATTTTTATTGGAATGACGTTAAACAATTTGTCTCTGACCAGGCAAGCACGGACGTTGAGTTAGTACGTTTAATAAAATCAACATAATGGAAGAGGATATAATTTTTAGGTTTGAAATTGACCAGGAGCAAGCAATAAAGGACTCTGTTGACCTGAGCAAAGAGTTGGACCGGCTTATTGCAAAACAGGGAGAGTTAGACACAGCAACCGAAGAGGGGAGCATTGCGTATGCAGAAAACGCCGCCTCAATTCGTGCGTTGAAAAAAGAGCAACAAGGATTAAACAAAACAATTGACGACTCCATTGTTACGCGTACCAAGGAAATTAAAAGCATTGACCAAGCCCGGGCCAACGTCAGACTGTTGACCAAAGAGCGCAACAGCCTGGACATAACCACGGAAGAGGGAGCGAAAAAGCAGGCATTATTAAACGCGGAGATTGATAAAAACAACAAGTTTATAAAGACCAATGTTGACGCATACCAACAGCAAAAAATAGGGATAGGACAATACCGGGAGGGGATTGTTGCGGCCGCCGGAGACCTTAAAATATTTGGCGTAAACATGAACCAGGTAAAAGCGGGATTGGAGCAAGCCAAAAAAGGAGTTGACATTACAAAGGCGGGTTTTAGTGGGTTTGACGGTGTAATAAAAGCGTCGGCAATTGGCGTGTTATTATTGGCCGTAACCGGGATCATTGCAGCATTCCAAAAATTTGACCCATTGGTTGACAAGGTGGAGCAAGGGTTAGCGGCATTGGGTGCCGTGGTGGATGTATTTACAAACCGTTTAATTGGATTGGGCAAAGGGGCTTTAGAGGTAGTAATTGGATACTTTGAAGGGGTATTAAATTTATGGAAAGCAATTGGGCAATTTGCAACAGGAGACTGGAACAAAGCCGCAGACACGGCAGCGCATTCGTTTGATAGATTGGCAGCAGGTGCAGACACGGTTAAACATTCATTTGACGGAATGGGTAACGAAATGGTTGACGCCGCAAAACAAGCAGCTCAATTGACAGCAGCATTGCAGGACTTAGAGGACCAACAAACCGCGCAAATATTATTAAATGCAGAAGCGGAGCAACAAATTGGCCGTTTATTACTTCAGTCTAAAAACCGCACACTCTCAGAAAGTGCCAGGCTCAAACTTATTAAAGAGGCCGGAGACATTGAGCGCGCCAACTTTGAGCAAAACAAAAAACTTGCGGAGGAGGAGTACAGGATTGCATTGGAGCAATACGCGTTAAAAAGTGGGTTGTCAAATAAGGAGTTGGAATTACTAATGCGAAACGCTGAAGGGCGGGAGGAAATAGAAGCGAAGGCCGGGCAACTGGACGGCAAGGAAATTAAACGCCTTACGGAAATGAGAGCCGCAATTACTAAACTGGAAACGGATAGCATAAACCTGCAAGAAAAATTGCAGAACAGACGCGACCAGTTGGTTGACCAGGAGAGGGAGAAACGGGAGAAAGCATTAAAAGAGGCCGCAGACTTTGCCAAAAAGCAACAGGACGAAATGGAGAAATTTATAACGGACGGGCAGAAGGCACAAGCGGACGAGTCAAAACAATACTTTGACGGACTGAAAAAAAGGAGAGAGGCGGAGGATCAGGCATTACAGGACTGGTATAATGAGCAACTAACAAAACAAACCAATGCGTTGGAGGCAGGGAAAACAAAACAGGCAGAGTTTGACAATGCCGTTTTGCAATTAGCGCAGGACCGGACACAAAAGGAAATAGAGTTAGAGAAGCAACGGGGCAACTCAACAACTGCGTTGGAGTTAGAGGCGGCACAGAATAAGTTAGCAATAAAAAAGAATGAGGTTGAGGAGAAACAAAAACTCAACGAGGCAGACATTGCAAGCGCAACAGCCGTTGCAAACTCTGCACAACAATTGATAAGTGCATTTGCAACAGCAGCAGAGCAAGGAGGGGAGTTGCAAAAAGCTATTGCACTCACAAATGTTGGTATAAACTTAGGTACCGCAATTGGTAACTTAGTGGCAACAACGAGCGCACCAAGCCCGGACAACTTATTAACGGGAGGTATTGCCGGATTTGTAAAGTACGCGGCCGGTCTTACTCAAATACTTACTGCAATAGGATCCGCAAAAAATATTATTGGAGGCGCAGCAGCAGGAGGAGGGGAGTTTATGACCAAAGGGCCAACAATGATGCTTGTGGGTGACAATCCAGGGGGCAGGGAAAAAATAACAGTTGAGCCAATAGGAGCAAAAGGCAAAACGGTTGTAAACCCAAAATCAAATTTAATGGCATTGGCCGGAGGCGGCACAGTATACGCAGACGGAGGAGCGGCCGTTTCAAGCATGAGCAGCAGCGTAAACAATGCGTTTAATGTAAAAGAAATGGTAAAAAATATACCTGCGCCAGTGGTGAGAATTACGGACTTAAACAAAGCCCAAAACGATTACGACAAAACGGTTAGGGCGTCAGAGTTGGGTTAAATTTTCTTTGACGTCTTAGAGGCTGCAACAGTCTGCCGCATAAAGGAATGGATTGCCTTAGTCATTGAGGTATCATTTTTACGGCAGGCTGTTTTAAACTCTGCTTTAAGAGTTGACGGGGTGTTATTCACTTTGAAAACTCTGAAGTCTGAGGGCTTTTTTAACGGCATATTTTAAAAAGGGTACCTTTTGTAATACCTCGTCTCAAATGTAAATAATTTCGAGGCACTTTAACAAGGGTGAAATAAAATTTTTATGTAATGGCAGTTTTATACATTGAGGGATACATTGGAGAGCATGACGAGTTTTTAGAGGCAATGGGCGTTGAGTCCAAATGTTTCAGCGCGTCAGACATGCGGGCGTTTTTGTCAACCATGGACCCCAACGACAACGAGATTGTAATTGAAATAAGAAGCCCGGGCGGATACGTTGACGGCGGATTTGACATTTACGACCAGTTGATTAACTCAGGCAAAAACATTACAACAATTGCATACGAATGTGCAAGCATTGCGACGGTAATTTATTTGGCCGGAAGTGTCCGCAAGGTTTCAAAGTATGCAACTCCGTTAATACATAATCCATGGATTGACGCATGTATGTTGGGTAGTATGGACTCAGACAAGTTGGCCGCGTTATCGGACCGGTTGAGAGTAGAAGAGGACAGAATTTTAGACGTATACGTTGAGAGAACCGGCGCAAAGCGTGAAGAGTTAGCGGAGCAAATGAAAACTGACGCGTCCATGACTTCGGACCGTTTCTTTGAGTTAGGTTTTGCAACAGAAATTATTAACGGCGGTGTACTTAAAGTGGGCAAGGCACTGGCGTTTTGTAAAGCCCATAAACCAAATATTGAGATCATGGATAAAAAAGCAATGGAGGCATGGATGTTACGTATGGAGTTGTTGTTTAAAGCAGCAACAAAAGTGACCCAAGCCATTAAAAACATGGCGTTGACACTGGCGGATAACACCAGTCTATACGTGCAAACCGAAGCCGCAGACATTGCGGTTGACGACCCGGTATTTACTGACGAAGCAATGACTATTGCGGCAGAGGACAAAACATACGAATTGTCAGACGGCCGTAAGGTAACAACCGTTGCCGGTAAAATTACTGAGATTGTGCCAAAAGAAGCGGCAGCCGCAGCAGAACCAGGCGAAGACGCAACAGCATTAAAGGCAACTGTTGACCGTTTAACACTGGAATTGAACGCAGCAAACGAAGCGAAAGTAAAAGCAGAGGGAGAGGTTGCAAAAATGCTTGCATCCAAAAACGACGCAGTTAAAACGCTCAACGCTATCAAAAAAGAGTACGACGAATTGAAAACACTAATGTTGGATCCAGGAGGAAACGGCGGAGGTGGAGGAGAAGGCGGCGAAAAAACAGCCCCTCAGTCCAGTTTAGAAACTCGCAGACAATTGCGCACAGCAACGAAAGGAGTATAAGAAATGGCAAAGTTAAAAGAAGGCGTGAGCAAGTCCCCGTTTGGATTTACCGCCGCGACATATACCGGAGAAATTACCGACGAGTTGGCAAATTTCCTTTTAGACACTGACCGCGCAACGCCGGAAGAGTTTGAAGAGTTGCCAGGCAAAGGTAAAAAACCAGTTACACCAAAATCCAAAGGCGAAGCGGGAGACGCCGGGGAGGTTTACGACTCTATCCCAAAAATCAAAGCGCGATTGGACGAGCTGCAATTTGCATACCCAAAAAACGGGGTTAATCGTGAAGGCTTTGACAAACTGTTAGCACAGGCGGAAGCCGAAGCAGCAGCAAAAGCAATTGAAAACCAAACAACAGAACAATAATGAAAACCAAAAACATCCTTAACAACCTTGTCGCACTCCTTATTGCTGTTGCGATTGGTAGCCTGGCGTCAGCCTCAACCGGAGCAAACCCGGACGTGTGTATTGGATTGTCGGTAGTGGCCATGGTCACACTGTCAATTGCATTCCCTAAATTACCCAAAGCAGTTGCGTACAACTTAACTTATGCACCAATGTTATACACTGGTGAGTTTGCGGAGGAAATACACAACGAGATCCTGTTTTTAAACAAAACCATTGACAAAGGTTTAGTACGATTAATGGACAACATTAACCAATCAATGTACCTAACTGAGTCAAGCGTTACGCGTGTAAGTCAGGCGTATAAATCATCACCAGTAAGCGGAGACGCTGCGGGCGGGTTGGCACTTGCTGACAAGATTTTACAGCCGTTTCAATTTATGATTTACGACCGTTTTACACCAAACACTGTGTTGTTGTCGCGACTGGGCAAAAAGAATGGGGCAAATACCGCATTCCCTAAAGTTTCAGACGAGTACCAACGTTTGATTTTGGAGTTGTACGGTAAAAAAGAGTCTGAATTAATGCAAGTGCGTTTTTGGGACGGAGCAACAGCCGCAACGGTAGTTACAGCAACCGCAGCAGTGGCCGGAACCAATCAAAACGAAATTGGAGCAGCAGAGAAAGCGTATATTTTGGCGGCACGTGCTGACGAAATAGACGGAATTTTAACCAAATTAATTATGACTTATTCGGTAACGAAGAGACGTAAAAAAGTGGTTGGAGTTGCGCCAACGTCAACCAACATTGCGACAGAATACGGTAAACTTTACGCGGCTTTATTGCCTCAGTTGTTACAACCAACTGCAAGCGGGGAGTTGATTATTTTTGCGCCTTACTCGCATTTGCAAATGATTAACACATTTAACGTAAATGCACAGTTTAGAGACGTGTTTACCGTGACCGGAGAGCAATACAAATACAATAACGTGCGTATTGAGTTTGTGCCACTACCTGAAAACTTTATGATTGCCGGGATTGGTCAAAACCTTATTTGGGGATGCGACATTACAAACCCGGAAGGCAATGTAAAAATGGACTTTTTAGCTAACGATAGCGAGGACATGTTTATTAAAGCCCCGTATACTCAGGAGTCAGCATTTATGAAGGCTTACGAGTTTGTAATTTATTCAGCGTAACATTAACAACAACTAACAAATATGTATAGTTCATGTTTTGCCCTAACCAACTTAACTGCGGATTGTGACGCAGTTAAGAAGGTTGGAGGCGTAAAAGGAAAAGTTTGGATCGGACAAAAACCGGACCTTGCAACATTGACCTGGGGTACACCTGGGGAAATTTTAACCATGACATTGGGAGTGGGTAAAAAGTTGGCAACGTTTGAGGGTATCCAATTCAAAAATACTGCGGGCTCAGAAGTGGCCCCGGCAGAAAATCGTAACCTATTTACACAATCCGTAAGTCTGTTGTTGTTTTACAAAACACAGACTCAAAAAAAATCAATTCAGGACTTACTCATTGGAGATAGATACTTTGTAATTATCGAAACAGAGGCGGGCCAATTGAAGGCTTACGGATTAGATCAAAACCCATTTAATCCCGCAGACTTAGGCCCGGAAAGGGGTTTAAATGTAACTGCCGGAAGCGGTGGCGAGGGTACAGTAATGGCCGACACAACAGGGGTTGCAATTACCCTGTCCGGTGCGTTGTACGACATGGTAAATTTATATAAACCCGCAACCTCAATTGAGACCGTAAAAGCTCAGTTGGATGCATTAGCAGCATAACAAAAATATGGGTTATCCTTCATGTTTAACCTTAACCAATTTAACAGCGGACTGTGCCGCCGTCCGTAAAGTGGGCGGCGTTACGGCCCGCGTTTGGATTGGTAAAAAGGCGAATTTTAGAGACGCTGCGGACGGCAATAATCCGGCATACTTTGAGTATGGAAACGCGGAGGGCGCATTAGATCATAACGCATGGTATTTGCTCATAACAGACGAAGCAATTGGGTTAAGTGAGATTGCATATTTTGAGGGGGTACAGTTAAAAAATAACGGATCATTTGAAGCCGTGCCAGGTCCAAACGTAAACGTGTTTAATCACATTGTCAACCTGGTTCTATTTAACTACACTCAGGACAGTATTAAGAACCTGCAAAACCTTTTACTCAGTGACGATTTATTTTGCGTAATGCTAACAGAAGCCGGGGACTTTGTTGTTTACGGTTTCAATTACGACGTAAACAATTTACTAACTGACAGACTGGGTTTAAAAACAGTGTCAGGCGCAGGCGGAGACATTGCAGAGTTACAGGGAGAGGTTGGATATGTTTTGCAGCTCAATGCCGAAGGCATGGAGAAACTGCCATTTATTATGGAGGGAGTATACAGCAAAAGAGTACCAACGTATTCGTTTGTGACAGAGATACCGGAAGTAGTTGACATATTAAACCTTTTGCCGGTTAGCAATGTATAGCGAGGAGTTAAAACCATTTAACCAAACGTCCGCCGAATGGATACAAGCGAAGAGCCTGGAATTATTTGGGGAGGAAGTATGCGGGCATTGTCGCGGTAAACTCATTGAGGCACACCAAAAAATAAGTAAACATTTAAACTCTCAGGAAATGGCAAAGAAAGTAGAACCGAAAAAAGAAACGAAAGCCGAACCAAAGACCGGCGCAAAACAGTACAAGTTAAGGCCGGAGTTTGAGGGAGGAAAACACGTAAACGGGGCAGCCTGTTTAATGCTTTCTGAATTAACACCGGAAGAGATAGAGGAAAATTTAACACCTGAAGCAATAGCGGAATATTTTGAAACTGTTTGAAGACATAGCGGCGTATATCGTCAGTAAAGTTGCAGTCATAAAAGAAAACAAGAGCCTGCGCACTTATGAAAATAAGTGGGCGGGCGAATTGGTTTTAGCAATAATGGACTCAGGTACCGCCAGGAATTGCGTTACAATGAGGTCGTCATTTATTCAGGCCAACGGTTTCACTGACGAAAAGGTTGCGAAAATGCAAGCCAACCAAACACAGACTTTTAACAAGTTACTCGCAAGCATGGCACAAAACGTTGCTATGTTAAAGGCGGTATGCGTAAGGGTTATATTGAACCCGGACGGGACCGTTTGGAGGACTTACAATATACCGGTTGACAAAGTGGAGAGAACCACAGACGGCCGGTTTTTATACAACCATACTAAAAACACAGCGCAGTACAACGTAAATTACAACGTGTATTATGATCCATGGATACCAGGATTGGAACCAAAGGACCGGGCGGTATTATTAAAAAAGGAAATGCGCGCAAATAATGGCCGGCAAAAGGGCACGTTTGCGTATCACTTTAACGAAGGAGTAGGAGAGGAGTATTACGCAATACCTCCGGCCTACTCAGGAATTGAAGATATAAAAACCGACGGGCAGTTATCTGCATTTGAGTTGGAATGTTTATTAAACGGGTTTGTGCCGTCCGCAATTTTAACCACAATCGGTAAAATGGACGACACTATTGTTGACGCCAAAACAGGACTGACCGCCGCCGGGAAATTTGCCAAGGTATTAGGCAGTTTTAGAGGAGTGGAAGGCAAAAGGGCAGCGTTAATGTGGTTAACAGCCGCAACAAAAGAAGAGATCCCAAATTTGCAACAGTTAGACATGGGCGCATTGTTGGACGGGTTGGAAAAAATTACTGACCGGATAGGACGCAAGGTTTGCAGATTGTTTGGTATACCTCCAATTTTAGCAGGTTACGAAGACAGCGCAATTTTGGGTAACAGTCAGTCGTTTAAAAATGCCATGGTTTCATTGCAGCATTCAGTTGTAAAGGACAAAGAGTTAATAACGGAATGCATGACGTCAATTTACCCAAAATTAGACTTTACGATTGGGGAGTTACAGTTAGTAAATGACATACCGGATATTGTGTTAGAGAAATTGACGGACACAGAGATAAGAGCGTTGGGCGGTTATGGTCCAGTGGAGGAGGAAGAGGAGACGGTTAAGCGCAAAAGACTATTAAATATACTTAGTACGTTAGATCCAGTGTTTGCAAATGAGTTGTTAAGGTCATTAACAGAGGAAGAGAAGCGCGCATTGATAGGATTAAAACCAAAAGAAACGGAACAAATTGAAAACCCGGACCCGGAAGCGGTGCCACAATAACAATTACAATGCAAATTACAAAAAGTTTAACCATAGGCGTTGCAATAGATAGCTTTGGTACATTCGGGGTTACTATTCAGAACCCAAACGCAACCGTTATTACTTACGCAATAAACGGGGGTAGTCCTTTAAACTTAGCAGCAGGGGCAACAAAGGAGCTGCCAGGTGTCACCAACTTAAACGAGTTGGCATTTACTGGCGTTGGTACCGTTTACTGTTTGTGTAATGTTGGATCAAATGCGTTGAGAGTTATTACACACGCAGCAATAACCGGATTGGTGCAAATGGGTGCGACATTAACCGTTGATCCAGGCGACTTATCAGAAACACCAACAGAAACAATTTACCAGTGGAAGAGAAACGGGCAGGTAATAGACGGGCAAACAGCCTCAACGTATGTATTAACCGCAGCAGATGAAAACAAATACGTTAGTTGTGACTTACATTTTGATACAAGCACCGGCCAGGCCAATGACTCTGCATACGTAAAGTGCGGATCCTTCGTACCTGAAGGCACCGCAGTAATTGCGGGGACACTAACAGCAGGTCAAACGCTTTCTGTTACCAAAACGTTTACAAACAACCCAACGTATACCTATAAATGGTATAATAACGCGGTGCAGGTTGCAACAACAGCAACATGGGTTGCGGTTGCAGGTTCAGTTTACTGCAAAGTAACAGCAACAAATGCGGCCGGATCAATAGAAGTGCAAACCGCAACCGTAACAGTGGTATAAAATGAAACTGGTATTTGAAAAATCGGACATGGCTATTGTCCCACGTTGGACAGACAACATAAATGACGAATGGATAAACCCGTTTATTGTTCAATGTTGCGAGTTAAATTTTAGGGACACCATAAGTAAGACACTTTACGACGCAATGGCAAATGCTGTTGCGTTGATATTGACCGGGGCGCAGGGTAACGCATGGGTTGACCAGGTGTATACCTCCGGGAGCGTTGTTTTGTACAATGAGGTGTATTACAAAGCGGTTGCCGCAGTAATTCAGGGAGAGGCCGCACCGGATGCAAATACAAACTGGGCAGTGTATGAGTTGGTAAACTTTTGGGCAGAGTTTGCAAAACCATATTTGGTTTATCACGCTTACAAGTCTTTTTTATTGTGGCATGGTTCACACATTGCACAAGGCGGATTGCGTGTACATTTTGACAATACGAGTAACGAAGTGACGGCAGAAGGCAAAGCCCCTTTACTTCAGGACACGCGTAACACCATATCAATAAAACAGATCAAATTAATGAATGATTTGACCGCAAAGGAATACACATACGACGGTGTAAAATACGCAACAAATGAAAACGTAAAGCCTGCAAATGACGGGCTGCAAATATTTGCAATATGAAACTTGAACAGGCGGAAGCACTTATAAAACTGGTTGCCAATACTGTTAATCCTGACGGGCATTACCTGTTTGGGAGAGAGTACGACGCAACTATTGACTATGGGAAGCCATGGCCGCAGATCCATTTATACCCACTTAAACAAAACAAGCGGGGAAACAATGACAACATAGTTTATACAGAGTGTTTAATTGGGTTTTGGAGTCAGGACGGGCACGACAAAAACAAAGACCAAAGGGCCGGACTTATTTTTAGCATGGACGACCTGGCAAACTCATTTGAGGCAACATTACGTGCGCAAAAAATAGAGGTGCAAACATTCTCAAAGGAGAGCATGTATTTAAAAATGATGGCAGTTGCAACCGGCGTTGCAATACGCGTTGTTTTTTCGTCTGCCATAGGTTGTGAGCCGGTTACTCTTATATGCGCACCCGCAACGGTTACCTTTCAATCCGAATTTTTAACAAACATAAATAGCGGAGCCGGTAAAAATATTGAGTTAGTGAACCAGGACGACGTACCGGTTGTTGTTATTAGTGCGGTAAACGAGCCTTTACAGTCAACTATTACAATAGGTACCCGGGTTATCGTAAAAAGGTCAGACAATACAGTTATTGCAGAGAAGAGCGGGCCGGGGGAGTATCCGGTTGCGGACTCAATAGCGGTATTGAAAGACACAGACGGGGGCGAGTTGTCGCAAATACCAATAAAGGCGGCAAGCAACGGAGACGTTACGGCCCCAAACTCTATTGTTAAGCTAAACGGAGAAGCGTTTTTAACACCTAAAAGCGGCCAAACGGTTGACGTATTATTAAGAGGGAAGGACGGGGCGGTAATGATCCCGGAAACGGTTGCAGGGGCACAGATAAATTTTGACTATGATTATTTTTTTAAATTAGCTAATTGCCAATAATATGACTAAGAACACAACAGGGTATTTTTTAAAGGACGACGTTTACACACGTACCGTTTTTCAGCCCGCAGACACAACAACCATAAAGGATATTGCAACGGCAGGGGCAAACGGGAGTTATGTTTATTTATTAAATATAACGTCGGAAAATACGGGAGCATCAGCCATGACAATTTACATGAGCAACGGAGTTGTTGACGTGCCAATTAAAATACCTTCAATCATAAATAATTACGGAAATTCGGCAGCAAACCCGGACCCGTTGGCGTTAATAAATGTAGATATTAGTTTTATTGTTGGGAGGGTATTTGATAGAGACCAAAATTATTACATACCGTTGCCGGCAGGGTGGAAGTTGAGAGCAAAATTAAACGCAACCATACCAACGGGGAATATGACATTTTTAGTACATCAAAAAGACTTTTAAAATGAATCCGGGACTACCATTTAAAAAGAAGATAACGACACGCGGAAGCCTAAACAACGGGATAAAAGGCATAGGTTCGCACTTTTACATAACAGATACCGGCGCAAATGTTTGCTGTGTTGACAAGTCATTATTAACGGCGGCAAATTACGTAGGGGCGGGAGTGTGGACGGTCAACCCGGTTGTGGCGTCAATCCCAATAGCGTTGGGATATGGAGGGGTTGTTTTTATTGACAGGTCAAACACAATTTGGGTATTTACCGGTACGTCGTCAGTGCAAATAATAGACGCAAACCCGGAAAGCCCAACATTTAACACAATAATTGCAACTGCTTTATTACTTGACCAAAACGCATTTATTGGGCAAGTGGCTTACGACAATGTGCATAATATAATTTATAGGCGGTCAGGTTCGGCGGCGTTGGGATCAATGTTACGTTTAGCTGAAGACGGATTAAGCGGGCGCGGCGGTTCTATGTTTACGAGTGGAGGAGTTGGCGGACTTTTAGGCGTAACTAATCCGGGATTTAACAAGTATTGCAAGCAAATAAATTCATTTATTGTAACGCCAACGAACGGCACGGGGACGGTAGCGGTGAATGTTGCGCAAGTAATAAAAACGTCAATGTATCAATGCGTTTCAAGCGATCCATTTTCAACGGCCAACGGTATGGCATGGAGTTGCGACAAATATTTATACAATCTATCCGGCGGGGCTGTTCGTATTATGGATAAAGACTTTAAACAGGTGGCCGCAATTGGGGGTGTAAATGCGGGACTTTGTGCGCCTGGTTTCTCAGAGAGCCAAAGGGTTTTAGTAACAGGATCAAATACAACAAATTCGTTTTCGTTTATAAGCCGTGACACGCTTTTAAATTTGGGAAATTTAGCAAAGGGGTTTGTTGCACCAGGAGAAACGGGTACAAATCATATTGTAGTATCGGACGACGTAGCGGTTGCGGCGGGCAACGGTTCTTTTTCGACATTACACGCTATAAACGTATCCAACCGGTCATATATTGGATATGTTAATTTGCCAATAAGTTACGGGCCGCACCCTGGTTGCTACATGGCTAAAAACAGAATTGAAATATGAGAATTGAATTAAACGAAATAGGGGTAATAATAGCAATAGGCTATGTTATTGGGTACGCTTACGAGTGCCCGGAGTTTATAGGCTTTGACAATTTTACAGAGTGGAAATGTAACAACCGGGACGAGATTTTAAAAATTGAAAGTTGGGAGGAAATAGCACAATGAAAACAACAATTTTATTTGCGTGGATATTCACGACATGCAGTTTGTTTTTGCCGGTCGTTTCAGCAGTAAAGGAAATGTACGCGGCAGCTATACCGTACATCCCTGCAATGCAAATGCTGTCAATATTATTGGCAATAATTGCCTCCGCTTTATCAATGAGAAAACATACAAAAAAATGACAATACCGACAAAAAAAGCAAGGGGCAGGATAGCCACTTATACGGCACTTATATTGGCGGTTGCGACAGCCTGGTTAGCCGTTGACTGGACAACATTTGCGTTAGACTTTGCGCACTTAATGCCGTTGGGATTGGCGGCACTGGTTGCGATTTTGGGCAAGTTGACAGAGTTAAAAGAAAAGGAGGAAAGCAAATATGAAGGCAGACGATAGAGGACGATTATTTATTAAGCAATACGAAGGTTTTAGTACAAAACCGTATTTGTGTACCGCAGGAGTGCCGACCATTGGGTACGGCTCCACAATGTACCCCAATGGGAAACGGGTTACAATGAAGGACAAAGAAATTACACAGGCAGAGGCGGAGGTTATTTTTAACTGGCACCTATCACTGTTTGAGAGAGACGTTACGTTTTTGACAAAAACAGTGGTATTGACTCGCAACATGTTTAATGCTGTGCTGTCATTTGCGTACAACGTGGGGACAGATATTGACCAGGACGACATACCGGAAGGTTTGGGAGACAGTACGCTGTTAAAACTCATATTAAACAATCCGTCAGACCCGGCAATTGCAAAAGAGTTTGCGAAGTGGAATAAATCAAACGGGAAAGTGACCAACGGATTGGTAAACCGGAGAGCTGCGGAAGCAAAATTATATTTTCAATAATGGGAAAACAAACCAACAAACTAAAGGCCGCAATGTTTATTTTGAGTTGCGGGTTTATACTGGCGTCATGCAGGAGTCAAAGGCCGGGGCCGTCTCAGATCACTGCAAAAGTGGTTGTGCCAGTGGATACAACGGTACAATCCAAACCGGCCGTGGTGGACGTAAAATTTAACTGCGACAGCCTGAAGTACAAATACGACAGCCTGGCCGCGTTGTCAACGGATACCGTTTTTATACGGGATACGATAAGAGAACCAGGGAAGCCGCAGAAGATCCAGGAGCGAAAGGGAGTTTTAATTTATTCGGACAGCGTGGCGGACGTATATTACTCAGTAAATGCGACCGGAGAGTTGGCGTTTAAGGTGAAAGTAAAACCGCAAAACATACAGGTGAAATTTGACCAGGAGGCAGAGGTTAAAATTGATTGCCCGGGGTGTCCTGAATGCCCGGACCCAAGTTTTTGGGACTTATTAAAAAAATATTTTTGGACTTATTTAGTGGTCCTTATTGTGGGATTGGGTGCCGTGTTAATACTGGGCAGAAGGCCGTAACGGAGTAATAATATTTAAAAAGCAAAAGCGCAAAACATTTGGGAGACATTTGTTTTTGCGCTTTTTTTGTGTTTACATTTGGAGGCATAAAAAAACCGGTACGCATTCGAGGGCGTACCGGTAAAAATGAAAAAAAATAAAACTAAAAGATATGAACGAGGAAACGAAGATACGAACCGACATTGCAATAACAAGCACTCAGGCAAAGCGATTGCCAATTTATTTGGAAAGTGCAGACAACACAAGCAATAATAATTTTTATACAGTTTACTGGTGCATACTGGGGCGGCAAAACGACGGACCGGAAGTATGGATACAGTCAAACATACACATGTACCAGTTAATACGGTTTGTGCGCCGTCGTTGGGACGGTAACGCCGTATCTGACTCAGTAGACTACACAGGGGAGCATGTACAAAAGGAGTTTAAAGAAAACCTAACGGATGCCGTGCGGGATGATCCACGGCCATTTATTCGCGACTACATAGAAAACAGTGGACAGGTATTGCAGTACGAGCAAAAAATACGGGAGCATAATACAACAACAAAACACGAGGACGCGTATAATTTTTGGACACGGAACCCGGACCAATCGTTAAATAAAATTGCGGAAGTATTTGGAATTTCACACAGTAAACTATCAAACATAATCACCAAAAAACTAAAGGAGAAAAGGTATGACAATATTATTGAGAACATTAACCCATAAGTCAACAATTGGGTTTGGAAACTGTAAGGACTTAACAGTACAAAACATGTTAGACCAAGGCCGACACGGAGAGTTGAAAAAATATTACTTCAGGCTTTCAATGATTAGCTTTAACAACGAAGTGTTAAACGAGTTGGGAGTTACTGAGGAGCATAGAATTGCAAAACCGGGAAAGGATGTACAGTATTTAAAGGACAATTGGAGGGCCATGTTTGTTG